TAATATTTGGAAACAGGCATTAATGTATTTAATCGATTTACTCATTTATTTCCTCTCAACTGCGAGTTCAAACTGTATGAACTCTATTTAAATTGGGAACGGGAGCGACCCGTTCGTGCCATGCTAATCTTCTTCTTCAATACTTTGAATTTCATCAGGATTGAATCCATTCTCCTTGAGAATTGGGAAGATATATTTTGGCAAACCATTTGGAAAGTTGCCATCGTAATCACATAATTCAAGGTCATTATTGAATCGTAAATTACTAGTTTTATAGTATTGATTACCACCACTTTCAATGTGTGCCAACTCCATGAAACCATATGTATCATATTGTTGTAATTTATTTTTTTCTTTCCATACATCAATAATGACACCGATTTTTTTACTAGGACTTGTGGTCTTAATACTTTTAATCATTTTTCTTTTCATCTTTTTTTTCCTTTGCTATTAGAGTGTTAACGATTTTTGTAAAAACATGAGCAGTTACCTCATCTTTAAACTTGAAATGGTAACCTGAACCATATACAGGAGCGTCAGCAAAAATACTTACTTCTTTGTATTGGTCATACCATGCATCATCACCGACAAGGTTTGTAAAGATGTCTATTCTTTCTAAGAATTTACATGTTTGATTAATGATTTTAACAATCTTACTGTTTCTATCAATGATGTAATCATCTTGGTCATAACCACTTTTGAATGTGATGTTGTACAATTCAGGATTGAACCTAACATTGTAAGTTATATCTTTATCTCTAGTGCATCTGTACTTAACAACTTTTCCCCAAGACTTAATATTCTTAGTTGAAGCATCTGAGTATTCTGCATGCATTGTATTATCTATCGTATCTTTCATTTTATTCCTCTCAACTGCGAACTGAAACTGTATCAGTTCTGATTAATATTTCTATGAAGTACACTGACCTGAGCCAATGTACTCGGTAGATATATTATTCAAATTCCCAATCTAATTTGTTTAACTTATCTAATAATAATTGTTTAACTTCCTGAGATGTCATGTTCGTCTCAGCAGAAACTTGAATCCAAACATCAATATTTTTGACTTGTGGTTCTTCGTCTCCGTCATAAGCGTCATGCCATTCTTCTTGTATACCTTTAGAGTCGGCATGGCTAACCCAATTGTCAGCCATGTCCATTGCTCTATCATTTTCACTAATCCAGCTATCACTCATTAGTTAACCTCCTCTAATATTGCGTCCTGATGAAACTCTTCGTTGTAATCCATACAATTAAAATCAACGAAGCAAACCTTTGAATACTTCTTATCATCATACTCTACTGCATTGCCATAATGCCAATCGATAATACCATTAGCTTCGTCAAAATCTTTAGCTAATACTGTAAATGAAATCTCTGTCCAAACTTCACAACAATAATTATCTAAATGGCAAAAGTCTTCTTCATACCACCAATTTTTATTAATTTTTTGTATGCTACGTAAAGACACTCTATTATCTAGACTTGCGATGTATTTACCAAAACGTTTCATCATTCTGAAATGCTCAACAGATGATAATGGTACATCATTTTGTAACTGACAATTACGATGAATATTGTAATATTTCAATCCTAACTTTTGTCTTTCTTTCTCTTTGTTCTCATCATAGATTTTTAATCTATAAGAGTTGGAAAATTTCCACCAATCATGATTTTTACTCATTTTATTTCCTCTCAACTGCGAACTCAAACTGTATGAGTTCTATGACCTGACCTCCGAAGAGGTCAACGCACTAAGCCTAACATCTATTTATACTCACTTAGTCGAGTAAACTGCCTTTCTACCTTTAAATCTAGCCTTACCAACTAGAACTATTGGTATTACAATTAGTCCAATTAGACAACCTACTGCAGTAAAAACTGCTAGGTCAAGATTACCTGATGAAATGCCACCCATAAAATCTGAAACTGCATTTCCAAGTCCTGCACCGATGACTGCACCTGTGCCTTTTTGGAATCTTTTAGGTAAGAAATTCTCGATTTCTTTACCTGTTAATGCACCAATAATCATTACTGCATTGTCAACAATACCGAATAAAATATAATCAATAATCATATTATTTTCCTCTCAACGTTAAGTATTATCTTAATTAATAATACACTAGAACACACCATAAAAAATGATGTGTTCCGATGTAGCATTAATCAATTTTTAAGTCGTTACGTCTGTAACTTAGGTTTACTTCGACACAATCATATAACTTTATATCGTAGTTTTTGATGTGCCTTTGAAAGCATTTTAAACCACTTTCATAGTCTCTACTATACTTACCTGAATCCATATAAGTCTTATAATCTTCATCAGCATTTCTATCGAACTGTAAGTATTGAGTCCATACAACAAACTCATCTAAATATTCAGCAAGAACTTCTCTTTTCATTCTTGAACCGATAGCTGATATAGTCCAATCACTAGCTAAGATTACAATTTTTTCGCCGTCAACTACATTGCATTTTTGCAACACATCTAGAACAGGTAAACCTGAATCAATTTTTTTCATTTTATTCCTCTCAATGTTAAGTATTATCACTATTAATAATACACTAGAACACACCACAATAGCGATGTGTTCCGATGTAGCATTAAGCATTGAATCGTTCTTTATCAGTGAACCAAAACTCACGATTATTTTCTTTATAATCTTTGTAAGCTTCCTGATAATTTTTATAGTAATGACCACCACCAAACCAAGTCGTATAATCTTCTGAACTATGTCCGAGTGAGTCATTAGGAAATGATAAGAACTGAGTCGATATTACATACTCAGGCTTAGGTTGATAGCCTTTACGATTTAACTCATAAACGACTTTTCTACTAGCCTCTTCATTATTATAATTTATTTCCCATGGAGTAATAACAAGTACTATTTTTTGGTCGTCACCGATAAAATCGACAACATCATTACACTTATTTAGTACTTCTTTAAACGACAATTTACTTGATATATTCATTATATTAACCTCAACTTTGGCTCTGTATTTTTAAGGACTTGCCACCCTTATATCTAGTACTTTTACTAGTATAGTTACATTAAAGTTGAGAGAGGAATCAGTGGAAATTTTTGGGTTGTCATGGCAACAGTCTAATCAGCACGGCATCATAGGTCATAGGCTAGACCCTGATTATTTCCCACTTTCAAATGTCAAAGAACTTCGCAGACAGAGGACAAAATTCATAACGTTTTCTCAACTGTCACTGCTGAGCGTACACTATAGTAATTCACAGGTCAAGCACCAAATTAAAAATATTTTCACACCCTTTTTTAGTGGTCTTTTTCAGGCGAATAAATTACTGTTAAAAACATGAAATATAAAGACGCAAAATCACTGTATGATGCCATTAAAAGTTCTTCAGGAAATAAAGAATTATATGCTATATGTACAGAGATAATAACCACTATAAAAACACTAAATAAAAAGGTAAAATCAGGGAAAACTTTAGACCCTAAAATCGACTTTGAGGACAAATCCCTTACACGCACGCACGTATTGAACCACCTTTTTCAGCAATCAGAGGAGGGAAATGCTACTGCGAGTAACTATTTAGGCAAATATCTAGGCTTAGAGGCTCAAAATCGTAGCATAATTATACAAATAATAAGATTTAGTGATATTGACCACCTGAAAGAGAAAGTGCCTCAGAACGCAAATATAGAGGTTTTAGAGCATACAACATATAGTGGTGCAGAGGAAACCATACCACAAGATGTAGTGCCACAAGATATAGTAGGTAAGCAAAATAACAACCACAACATATAGTACCTACAAAAATGTAACGCAAGAAGTCAATGTTACAAAAATGTAGGCAGGGTATTTTTTTGGGGGTAGGGTCGGGTTTTGTTCGAATTTTTTTTAAAATAGTATAGACCTCTCTAAACAAGGAGAAAATTTTGGAAAGTTATCCTATACGTGTGAAAGACCTATCATTGTTTGTTTGCTATGATTGTGGAAATCATTTTTTTATTTTAGAGTTGCCTTTAGGAATAAATGACCCTAACTTCTGTCCATACTGTGGTACAGATTTTGAAAGTGTAATTAATTGTGATTAAATTTAAGAGTTGCGAAAGATGTTGTTGTGTAGACAGTCAGGATAATCCAGTACTGGTTATCATGGGGGTAGATAATGTTCCTCTTGAATTTGTATGTCTGATGTGTTACACAGGAGAACAACCTGAGGAGTTGACAGATGAACAGTGGCTATCATGAACCAAACGTCCCGTACAGATATACACAGAAAGCACAGGACGAAAGAGATTGGAAGAAAACACTAGATAATAATAATTTTTCAAGAACAACTGGGCAGAAAAGTAAATATCGTAAAAACTATGACGATATAGATTGGACAAAAAAATAATGTATACTCTCGCAAAAATTTTAATCTCTTTGGGAGTTATATATTGGGTTAGCCTGATATGGAACTTTTAGAAGAATTACGCATACGCCTGCCACAGATATTACCTAGAGATTATCAAATGGGTGCATGGAAAGCATTAGAAGCAGGTAGTAAGAATATTTTAATTAGTTGGGCAAGACGACACGGCAAAGATGTAACAACGGCAAGTATGTTATCTCAACGTGCAATAGAACGAGTAGGTTCTTACTATTATTTATTTCCTACACGTAAATGGGCAGAACGTGCTATATGGAACAACATCGTAACTATCAATGGATTATCAGGTAACCTGTTAGATATAATCTTTCCCAAAGAAATAGTTGCGTACAAAAACAATACCGATATGAAGATTGGATTAATTAATGGCTCAGTCGTAAACTTCAGTGGTACAGACAATCTAGACTTTGTAGGGCAGGGGGGTTACGGATACGCTTTGTCTGAGTTTTCATTGCACAAAGAAGAAGTCACAGGATTTTTATCTCCGATTTTAGATGAGGGTAATGCTTGGATAATTATGAATGGTACAATGCGAGGTAGAAAAAATTTGTTGTACCAAATGTATGAAGCTAACCAACATGACCCTAATTGGTTTTGTGAATGGCTTACTCCTCAGCAAACTAAACGATACTGTTGGGTAAGTGAAGATATGAATTTAAATCCTGAGTTACTTGGTAAGACTGACCCTCTCACTGGATTGAAGTATTTGAATGTTCAGGATAGAGTAGATTCTAAAATGATTTCATATTCTCTAGCTAGACAAGAATATCTTAACGAAGCAGTAGCAGATGTAGCAAACTCAGTGTACGGATATGAAATGGCTAAGTTAGAACAAAAAGGAATGATTGCACCATTGCATTATCAAAAAGGTGATATGGTATATACATTTTGGGATTTAGGTATGGACGACCCAACGGCTATAGTATTTGCACACATTGATACACGAACAGATAGAATACAGATTATCGATTATTACGAAAGCACAGGACATGATATAAAACATTATCTTGATGTGATAAATAGCAAACCCTATGACTATGCAGGACATTTTATGCCACATGACTCAAAGAAACGAATGGGTAACACAGGAACAAACATAATTGATTTTTGTAGAACAGAGTATGGATTTGATGTTAGGTCAATACCAAAAACTAATTCTGTTCGAGATGATATTGAAATAATAAGAAGACTATTGCCAACTATATGGATTAATTCAAAACTTGATACTTTATTAGAACATTTAGTAAATTATCAATGGAATGCCAGTAGTGGTAAGATATTACATAATGAACATTCTCATG